AAACTCGTGACCAAGCAAAGACATTTATCTATGCCTTCATCTACGGCGCTGGCGCAGCTAAGATAGGCAGTATCGTAGGAGGTACATCAACTGATGGACAGCGCCTGATTGATACGTTTCTTTCTAACGTACCGGCACTCGCAACCTTCAGACAAAAGGTTGACAAGACATCTCGATTAGGGTATATACGTGGACTGGATGGCAGAAGATTGAAGGTTCGCAATCAACATGCAGCAGTTAATCTTATCATTCAGGGAGCAGGAGCAGTTATATGTAAGCAATGGTTAGTAGACATTACTCTCCTTTACAACAAGTTAAAATTAAAAGCTGATTTAGTTGCATCAATACACGATGAGTATCAGTTTGAAGTTTTTAAACCACATGCTTTATCGTTTGGTTCTATAACGAAGAAAGCAATGAAAGAAACTGAAAGGAAGTTGTTGATAAAATGCCCACTAGACAGCGAGTACAAAATAGGAAACAACTGGTCAGAGACTCATTAATTAAACTTGAACCTAGTGAGGTAGAGTTATACACAATTATTGGAAAAGCTAGGTATGATAATAACAGACAGTCTAAAGTAAAAGACACTGCCGCGAAAAGAGATAAGAATGATCCTTATGCCTTCGATATAATAGGAGCGGGAGGTGAGTTAAGTTTCTTTAAACTGTCAGGACTTTATCCAACACAGTTAATGGAAATATATCCAAGATCAATGTCATCTAAAACTGATTTAGGTGATTTAGTTCTTGACGGTCTGACAATAGATGTTAAGACCACACACCACAAGACTGGAATGTTACTTGCAACAAGTGCAGAAAGTAAAAATGTTGTTGACATATTTGCATTGATGGTTAAACTAGACGAAGATTTATTTTGTCTCAAAGGATTTTATCCTTCTAACTTGTTAGTACAAGAGGAAAATTTTAACAGGTGTAATCGTAAATTAGTTAGACCTTGTTACAACGTAGGACAAGAAGTTCTTCTTGACTACAAGGATGCAGTAAAACTTTTATGATGAAAAAGTGCTTGACTTTGGTAATCAAGTCTGGCATAAATACAAAACTGAAACTTGAAAAGGAAAATTGAAAATGGAAAACTCAATAAAGTTCGTATCTGGTAAAGCATATTGGGCAAGCGTATGCGCTCCTAACACAACATATGAACCAGCTTGGTGCATTGATGTAACATTAGATGAGAAGACCAAGGTTGAGTTAGAAAGCATTGGCCTGAACATACAGAACAAGGGTGATGAGAGAGGTGACTTTATTAAGATCAAGCGCAAGGTTATGAAGCGTGATGGTACTGAGCGTGAAGCACCTACTGTTGTGGATTCAAAGCGCAACCCTTGGGATAACTCACTGATCGGTAATGGCAGTGATGTTAATGTTAAGTTTAAAGTTTATGAATACGAATACAACAAGAAGCATGGCGTATCCGCTGATCTGATTGCTGTACAGGTTGTCAACCTAATCCCCTATGGAGAGGACTTTGATTATGTTGACGATGGTTATGTTGTTAGTAACTCTTCTAACAATAATAAGCCGCACTCTGCGGGTGATGACATTCCCTTTTAACCTGATATAGCAATTGATGGGGTTGTCGTAGTAAGGATAACATTGCCTTACATAAGGACAGCGATAGCTTACAGGTTGAGGGAAGGGACTGTAAGCACCTTCTTTAAAAAATAAAATTTAGAAAGGTATAATATGCATAACTGTGAAGTAAAAGTTCTACGCGCACTACGTAAGCGTATGCGTGTAACACGTAAGACCGCAATCGAAAATGGTTGGTCAGAGAATCTTACTGCAACAATCTCTGATCTACGAAAGAATGGCTATATTATTGAAACTGTAAAAGCTAAAACTCCTGAAGGTACTACGTACACACGTTATCGTCTGGTGTTTGAGCCGCAGGAAATCGATGAACTTATGCAAGCTGCATAGTTCTTAATAAAGACAGGACAACAGCAATGAACGACAAGAATATTAATACGTTAGTGGAAGACATTTACAGTCTTTTCACTGACAAGGAAAAGGTAGTAGACATAACTGATGCTGCTTTAAAAGAACTGGCAGCAGGTGTTGTTCATTCTGTTGTCAAGTCTATCAATGAAGTTAGGTCTAAGCCTGACAAAAAAGAAAACCTTAGACTGTCTATGATTGGCCAACCACTCAGAAAAATTTGGTACGCTAATCAACAAGCAGATGGTAAAGAAGAAGAAGAAGAACTACGGGGAAGTGATCACATAAAGTTCCTGTATGGAAATATTCTTGAAGAACTTCTAATCTTTCTGACAAAGGTAGCCAAGCACAACATTTCTGATATGCAGAAAGAGGTTAAGGTCAACGGTGTTACTGGTCATCAAGATGCTAAAATTGACGGTAACATCGTTGACTTTAAGTCTGCTTCACCTTTCTCATTCAAGAAGTTTAAAGAAGGTAGCATCTTTACTGATGATCCTTTTGGATACATCTACCAAATCTCTGCTTACTGTGAAGCAAATGATACTTACAAGGGTGGCTTTCTTGTCATTGACAAGGTGAGTGGTGAGTTGTTATATTGTCCTGTACCTGACATGGAGTTTAAGAATGCCTCCGAAAGAATATCAACAATACGGAACACTCTCAAGGATGGCAGTCCCCCTGATCGCTGTTATGATCCTGTTCCTGATGGTAAGTCTGGGAATATGCGTTTGGATACTGGCTGTATTTATTGTCCTTATAAAAAACAGTGTTGGTCTGATGCTAACAACGGTGCTGGACTTAGGAAATTCCAGTATTCGTATGGTCCGAAATACCTTGTCAAAATAAATAACACACCTAACGTATCTGAAGACTTTACATTCTAGCAATGAACAAGTATAGATCAGGATCGGAAAGGAAACTAGCTGATCAGTTAGAAACTTTAAAAGTTTCGTACTCTTATGAGCCGCATTACGTACCGTATATGTGGATTGAAAGTAAAAAGTATCTTCCAGACTTTATTCTTCCTTCAGGTATTATACTTGAAGTTAAGGGAAGGTTTAAACTCGAGGATAGAAAGAAACACTTATTCCTTCGCCAGTCAAATCCTGAACTGGATATCAGGTTTGTGTTTGACAATCCAAATAATAAATTAAATAAAGGAGGTAAGTCTACCTATGCAGACTGGTGTGACAAGAATGGTTTTCTGTTTTGTAAACTTTCAGATGGTTTGCCTGATGGTTGGATAGATGGAAAAATCAAGCGGAAAGACGGACATAGAGATGGACTTACTACAGGACATAGAACATCTCGTAGAAAGAAAGCAGTCCGATCCTGAACAGGTTCTCTTTCTTAGTGTCATACTACAAGCATTGCTTGATGCTACTAAAAAAGAAAACAACAAAGAATCTGTAGAAACAAAAATAGAAAGAGACAAAGCTAAAGCATGGTTTTTTTCCTCAGTTGGTGTTACTGCTGAAGACTTTAATACAGTTTGTGACATAGCTGGTGTTGATCCTTCTCATGTACGTAGCTTTGCTTTTAAAGTTTTAAAATCAAAAGAGATTAAGTTTGTACGAAAGCGTATCAACGCAGTGCTTTCCTTCGACTAAGGAGTTGTATTAATTGACAACAGAAACAAGTTTCTGGTTAGGTTCAACCAATTTAAACAATGATAAGTTTTCTAAATGTAAGTATAATGAACAACGCATTCTAAGTGAAATTGAGTATTATATTCTTAGTACTTACAACCAACACTATGCCTCTGATAAATTACAGGCGTTAGAGATTGTTCAGGACGCTGGTTATGGTGAAGGTTTTATTATGGGTAACATCTTGAAATACTGGAAAAGATATGGTAAGAAGGGTGGTAAAAACAGACAGGACTTGCTAAAGATTATTCATTATGCTATCCTGCAACTTTCGCTTCACGATAAAGAAGCGTCGATCAATAAGCAGCCAGTAATAAAGGAGTAGTTCATGCCTAGCTTTCGTTCAAACGAAAACCCGATGTTTCGTTCCAAATTTTCTGAAGATATTTTTAAACACAAGTATGCACATCATGGGTGTGAGACATGGGCTGCTCTAGCTTCAGTGTTAGTAGAAGATGTATGCCAGCAACATATGTCAAATGAAGATAAGGATCAGCTAACTCGCTACATTACTGATCTTAAATTTATTCCCGGCGGTCGTTATCTATACTATGCTGGTCGTCAAAATAAATTCTTTAATAACTGCTACCTGCTACGTGCAGAAGAAGATACACGAGAAGACTGGTCAAACCTGTCATGGAAGAGTGAATCCTGTCTAATGACAGGTGGTGGTATTGGCATTGACTACTCACGTTATCGTGAAGAAGGTCGTATTCTAGCTGGTACAGGTGGCTTGTCCAGCGGACCTATTCCAAAGATGCAGATGATCAATGAAATTGGCCGTAGGGTTATGCAGGGTGGCTCACGTAGGTCTGCTATTTATGCCAGCCTTAACTGGAAGCATCCTGATGTTAATAAGTTTCTTGTGTCTAAGAACTGGTACACAATGCCAGTAGGGCAGACAGGGTTTACAATTGGTCAGGTCAAGGAACAAGATTTTAATTTCCATGCTCCACTTGACATGACAAACATCAGCGTCAATTATGATACTGAATGGCTAACAAACTATTGGAAGACAGGAGATGTAGGTGAAGTATTTAAAACAAATGTACGTCAGGCTTTATCGACTGCTGAACCGGGGTTTAGTTTTAACTTCTTTGAGAAAGAAAATGAAACCCTACGTAATGCGTGTACTGAAGTAACGTCTGAGGATGATTCAGATGTTTGTAATCTAGGATCAATCAATCTAGGTCGTATTGATTCTATAAAAGAATTTCAGGACATTGTGCAACTAGCTACTAAGTTCCTGATATGTGGAACGCTTCGTGCAAAGCTGCCCTATGATAAGGTTTATAAAGTTCGTGAGAAGAATCGCCGTCTAGGTTTAGGGCTTATGGGCATGCACGAATGGCTAATCAAGCGCGGACATAAGTATGTAGTTACTGAAGAATTACATAAGTGGTTGTCTATCTACAAGGGAGAGAGTGACAGGACAAGCAAGAACTTCTCTGATTACCTGTGTGTCACCCAACCCGTAGCTAACCGTGCTATTGCTCCAACAGGATCAATTGGTATTCTTGCTGGTACTAGCACAGGTGTTGAACCTATCTTTGCCGTTGCATACAAGCGTCGTTACCTGAAGGGTGGTTCACGTTGGCACTATCAGTACGTTGTTGACAGTGCTGCACAGGAACTGATTGATCTGTACGGTGCTAGTCCTGATAGCATTGAGTCTGCTCTAGACCTTGCTGAAGATTACAAGCGTCGTATGAAGTTCCAAGCTGACGTTCAGGACTATGTAGACATGTCAATCTCTTCTACTATTAATCTCCCTTCATGGGGAAGCAAACTGAACAATGAAGATACTGTGGAAGACTTTACTAATACTCTTGCATCTTACGCCCATCGTCTACGTGGCTTTACTGTTTACCCTGATTCATGTCGTGGTGGACAACCATTAACAAATGTACCTTATAAGGAAGCTGTTGATAAGTTAGGTGAGGAGTTTGAAGAGGGTCTAGAGACACATGATATTTGTGATATAACTGGACACGGAGGTTCATGTGGTGTATAGAGTAAAGATTGTTTTTGAAGGAGAAGACTACTATCTACCTGAGAGTAGTCTACGAGATAGTCCAATCTTGTTTGAGAGTCTTGATCAGGCACAGCGTGTGAAAGACTCTTACATAAACTACAATATTAATATGGAAATTGAATCTGTATGTTAATGTATTACTCCATGCCTGAAGCACTACCTAAAGAATTTTGTAATGGTCTTTATAATGTTGCAAAAGAACTTGACGCTGTTGAAGCAGAGGTTCATAAGAAAGGTGATTCAGTTCGTATGGATAAGATACGCAACAGCCGGATTGCTTGGCTAAGTGATCCTGAACTTATGGCCATGTTACAAATGTTTATTGAGAAGGCTAATATTGAAGCTGAGTGGAACTTTGATGTAAGCCAAATGGAAATCCCACAGGTATCCTTCTACACTAAAGGTCAGAAATATGACTGGCATGTCGATGCTGGTGTTGAAAACAGAAGGGAAGACTTACATAGGAAACTATCACTCAGCTTGACTTTAAAAGATAACTTTAAAGGTGGTGACTTTCAGGTACAGAAGTGGGTACACCCTCAATCTGGTGATAGATTTTCTACTTTAAAAGAAATGAGAAAGGCAGGTAGTATTGTTGTATTTCCTAGCTTTGTATTTCATAGAGTGACAAAAGTTTTAGAAGGAGAGAGAGCATCTCTTGTAATGTGGTGTAGGGGCTGTCCTTTCTCATAACAAAATATTATTAAACTTCTTTAGGAGTATGTTATAAATGTACACAATTAAAATTGATCCTGAAACTGCCGATACTTTGGTAGGAATTATTATTAAAGATGTACTAATGTCAGACGCAGAAGATGGTATGTTGGAAGAAGACCTAACAAAGTCATTAGAAAAAACTTTAGATTTCTTTTCAGTCAGTAAAGATTTTAATAGTTTTATGGAGTTACTAAGCAATGAACGAAAAAAATACTCAGATAAGTACTAAAATCCCTACGATCTATATTGGTTACGATCCAAGAGAAAAAGATTACTTGGATGTTCTAGTCTATAGTATCCAAAAACATGCAAGCAAACCTATAAATATTGTTCCTCTTGTTCAAGAGAGCTTGCGTCGATCCGGTTTATACTTTAGAACGCACGATGTAGAGAACGGACAGAAGGTTGATATGTTTGATAAGCGTCCGTTCTCTACCGAATTTAGCTTCACAAGATTTTTAGTACCTTTCCTTAATCAACACTCAGGTCTAGCTCTATATATGGACTGTGATATGTTTGTTCGTTCAGATATTATAGAAGTGTTTGAGCGTTACGGTTCATCCAACAAAGCTATCTCTTGTGTCAAGAGTAGCTACTATCCGAACGATAATACCAAGATGGACAATCAGGTACAGCAAATTTATCCTAGAAAGAACTGGTCTAGTTTTACTCTGTGGAACTGTAGTCATCCTGCTATAAAGGAGTTGACAGTACATGATGTAAATACTAAATCAGGATCATGGCTACATGCTTTTAGTTGGTGTGATTCAGAGTATATTGGATCAATCAGTGAACAATGGAACTGGCTTGACAGTTATACTTCTGATAAAGTAATCCCCCGCAATGTCCACTTTACAACTGGTGGGCCTTTGTTCAGAAACTGGAATGGAAAACGAGATATAGATAACCACTACGCAGAAGAGTGGTACGAATTATACAAGGAGATGATAGAAAACAATGGTTAGATTTGTAACTTCATTTAGTGCTGATGGTTTTGAAAGATATGCTAGGAAGATGCTTTTTTCTGTAATTGAAAACTGGAAGGACGATCTTAAACTAATAGCTTATTATCATGATTTTACTGATGACTTAGTAGAGCAGCTTCCTAAATCAGATAAGATTGAGTATCGTAATCTTGATAATATTCAAGACATGAAAAACTACAAGCAGTTTATGAAGTTGCATGACGGTACGGAAGGAGGAAAGATTCCGTACAACTGGCGAATGGATGCTATCAAGTGGTGTAATAAGGTCTATGCTCTAACTGATCTATCGTTAGAGATTGGTGAACAGGAAGCGCGTGGCGGTTGGTTAATCTGGCTGGACGCAGATACTGTGACAACAAAACCTTTATCTAAAGAACGGGTGCTACGTTTATTTAAGAAGGGTGCTGAACTTGTTCACTTAGGTCGAAAGGATATTGACTACAGTGAAACATCTTTCATTGCGTTTAATCTTGATTACCAATCACCTCACTATCTTCTAGCAGACCTGCGTGGTTGCTATGATATTGGAGAAGTAACAGCCTATCGTGAATGGCATGATGGTTTTATCTTTGAACGACTGCTAAAGATATATGTCGCACACGGCCTACGTGTTCAGAATCTATCACAAGGTGCAGAAGGTCTAGCAGCGTTTGCTCAGTCTCCATTGTCACAGTATATGATTCACTACAAAGGTAATCTAAAAAATAATGTAGAGGAAGAAGAAGAAGTTACTATTATTCCAGCACAAACAAGTGCCGTGGATACTCTAGACAAAACGCTACCAAGAAAAGTTCCTATCATTGTCAAGCCAAAGGACAGTGTACCAAAGGAAACTATTGTCAATAACATAAACGAGAATCTTAAAATCCTAGATAAATGGGACATGGTAAGGTCTTGTAATATCAATGATGAACACGCTATCATTGTTTCCGGTGGTCCTTCACTTGATATCGGTAAGTTAAAGTACACAGCAAGAAAAACAAAAGGTAAAATTATTTGTGTAAAGCACAGTTATCCTACTCTTCTCAGGGCTGGTATAAAGCCTTGGGCCTGTGTTATACTAGACCCTCGTCCAGTTGAAGGTACTAGCACACATGGCATAGTTCGATCTACCCTATTCGATAAGGTTGATCCTTCAACTAAATTCTTTGTTGCTTCTATGACTGATCCTTCAGTTACTAAACTACTAAAGGAAAAGACTGATAACATCTATGGCTGGCATGCCTTCTCTCAAGCTATCAAAGATAGTATCAAGACCAAAGAGGATGGGGATGCTCTAAAGGCTAACATAGGTGAGGATGCTACGTTTGTGACTGGTGGTACATGTGCTGCTATGCGTGCTATAGGTATGATGCACATCTTTGGTTTTAGAAACTTTCATCTGTTTGGCTTTGATTGCTGCATGGAAGGAGAACTATCTGCTGAAGAATTGTCGCGAACAATGGAAGATGGTAAAAAGAAATACATGCGTGTTGAAACTAACGGGTATGAATTTTGGACTACTGGTGAACTTCTAGCTATGGCACAGGATTGTGAAAAGTTATTTAACAATAAAGATATTGAAATGAATATTAATGTTTACGGAGAAGGTACTTTAGTTTCAGAAGTGTTTAAAAATTCACTTCGATCACAGAAAGCGTACTACATGGACAACATTAAATAGAAAGGATAAAGATATGCTTGAACTTTTTATGAATAACTCTGATATTATTATCTCTACAGTAACTGGTATCATTACTATTGCCAGCCTTGTAGTAGCTGGTACTCGTACCCCCGATCCTAGTACTGTTCTTGGTAAGCTATACAAGGTAGTAGAGATTGCTGCCTTGAATTTTGGCAAGGCAAAAGACACAGGAAAGTAGTCTCTACAAATGCTGTCTCTAGTTTCTAGCGTACTTAATATTATTACAAAAGTATTTCCTATGCTGCTTGCATTTAAGGCAGGAAGGGATAATGCACAGAAGCAGGAACTAGAGACAGCGATAGAGAATGTTAAAGAAAGAAATAAAATTGAAAACGAAACTAACAAGCTGTCTTCTTCTGCTATTTCTAACAAGCTGCTCAAGCGTTGGAAGCGTAGCAGCTAATTGTGGTTGGTTAAAGCCTATCTATATTTCAGAAAGTGACAAACTTACAGACGATACTGCAAGACAAATTTTAATTTATAACGAAACTTGGAGTGAAGTTTGTGAATAACAATATTACTTATGGTTTACTTTTCTTGTATCTTATTATTTTATTAGTAGTGATAACTCAGCATGCAGCAAGCTAACAAAGAATTAAATATAAAACAAGAAAAGTTTTGTCAGGCTTACGCTGTCTATCGTAATGCTACTGAATCAGCTAAGAAGGCAGGTTACTCTGCCCAATCAGCACACGCTACAGGCTATCGTCTTTTGCAACTGCCTGAGATTAAAGAGCGTATTGAAGAGATTGAAAAGGAACTTGAAACAAACATTGATGTTGTAGCTGAGATTGAAAACCAGTACACATACGCTAAGAATAATGGACACACCAATAGTGCAATCAAAGCATTAGAGGTTCTGTCACGAGTACGTAGCGTGAAGGATGAGGAAAGTATAAAGACAATCCCAGAACTTGAAGCAGAGATTGTACACTACCTTGAAGTTCTGGGTGAAGAAAGAACATCAAAGATATTCTTAAAGTGTAAGTGGTTTGATGATGATGATGGTGATGGTGAGGATGAGGATGATGGTGAGGATGATGAACAGGAAGAGCAGGAAGAAGAGGAACTAAGTGCAACAGAAACAGACGAAGAAGATTACCAAGAAGAACAATCCTCAGACACTGCGAACAAATTATCAGAACAAATACACAGACAGATCGAACAGAAACAAGCAGAAAAACCCATACCACAAAGAGAGTGGCGAGAAAAAAGAAAAGCCACAGGACACATCCTCCTGTAGCCTATTCTATGATATGTTTTCTATAGATTAATAGGAGGATGTTTTCCATTGTGCATATGCTGTAAGACAAGAATGTTATCTTCCAGTTGTTTTAATGTACGATCTATATAGCCCCGCCGTCGATGCTGTTCAGCTAGATTGGCGGGGCTTAATATATTTTTAAACACGTCAATCTGATTACGTACAACAGCAACATCGTTTTCCAAGTCTTCTATTTTACTTACCAAGTCTTCAATACTTTGTTTAATATCTTCTTGATTAATTTTTAGTGTGTTGACCTGTGAACGAACTAATGCCCAAGCTCCTGATAAAGAAGCTATAACTGCTCCTGCTTGAAACAGTAGTTCAGAAGTAAGTTCCACAGTATTTATGCTGAAGTATTCTTAATATAGATAATACTAAAATCAGAAGATACCACGTTATTGGAACCGGAACTTAAAGCACGTACTTCAATATCTGTCTTTTCTGAAAAAGGAAGCGGATACTCAATAACAAAGTCAGCTACACCACCAGAACCAATGCTTTGTTTTAATTGTGTTCTGAATACTCCGCCGGGTTCTCTTGCAACTAGTTTAACTACAATATACTGGTTAGCGTTTGTTGTTCCAGTTGCAATATTTAAGTGTGTTAAATAAGCTGTGTAACCTGCCGGGACAGTCCACATAGACATTAATGTTTGGTTGTCTCCTAAAGACACTCTTGCATATGTTGTTCCACCATTAGTAATGTTAATATTTCCTGTTGGTGCTTGTGACCCAGAAACATATGCTCTGAACACTCTAATAAAAGTCTGTGTAGTTGTTGCTGTACCTGAACCAGCAAGAGTTATCTCTTGACTTACTTCATTATAATTAGCATCTAGACCTTGTATAAGAATCTTTACACCATTATCGTTTGCAGGTGTACCTGCATCTGTTGTAGCAGTCATAGCTACCGCTGCACTGGGATAAGCGTAAATGCCTCCAGCATCCCAGACTGTCTCTTCAGTGCCATTGATATCAGGATTAAAACCAAACTTAAATAAGCGTTTATGGTTTTCTATCTGTTCTCTTGAAACTTGTAAATTCCAAGGCTCATGTTTTCCAAACCGTGTGATTGAAGATGGAATAGCCATTATTTATGCATCCTTTCTATAAGACTATCTAGTTTATTTTCTAATCTGTCAAAGCGTACCATGATTTTATCTATGTCTCTCGCAACATCTACTTTGAGTGCATAATACTTGGCTAGCTCCTCACGGGTAATTGACACTAGCTTTCTAGTCTCTCCTACTTGTGAAGTAATTGACTTGATCCACCAAACTATAAGACCACCTCCAACAGTAAGTATTAAGTTCCATAACATAGCTGATTCAGGCATTTAAAACATATCCTTTAAATCTTCTAGCTTATCTTCCAGTGCGTCTACAAACTCTTGTTTCACATCTCTTACCATTGGAATATTTTTTAAAATAGGAATAAGATTAGTTATTTCTCTTGCTAACTGTCTTGGATTATCGCTAAAAACATAACTTGAACCAGCTTCTGCTAGCCCACTAACAGTAGAAGCGGTTGGGCCTAATATAGCTGACCAAAAATTTGATCCATATTTTTGAGCGTTCATAGCATCATATGCTACGCTTCCTAAACCAAAAATATTAGTACGAAGTAATGCTTCTATTATCTGTTGAAGACCATCTAGTTCTTCAAAAGGACTCTTCTCATCTCCATATCTAATCCTATCTCTTAGTGATTGTGTAAATAAAGAAGCAGCAACAATTAAAGAGAATGTAATTGAATACTTCATTATATCAGTAGCAGGTATACGCCCCTTTCCTAAAGGAACTGCTATATCACGCCATATCCTACCACCAACAATATTGCCAAATGTAGCTAGAAAACCTTTTAACTGTGCTACTGTAGCTAGGTGAGGATTGCTCATCCATAGTGGTCTATTTACAGCATTAGGTGACATAATAAATTCATCGACAGTTTTAGCCATAGCTTTACGAATGATAGAAGGATCAGATTGTTCTAAAGCATTAGGTTCTGCTGCCCAATTTTGAACAGTATCATCCATAGGATTAACAATACCTTGTTGTTTTAATCTTTTCTTTGCCAACAAGTATTCTTGTGTCTTCTTTTTGGGAGCTTTCTTTGTAGCAGATATAGCATCATACTTAGCTATTGTTTTTAAATCGTTTTCCATCTGAAGACGGGCAGCTTGAAAAGCCATATCACGACTGATCTGAGTTATGGTTGTCAGCATTGTAGCCTTAAAGAAAGCGTTTGTGACTTTCTTTGATGAACTTACGTTAGCTAGATCACCAAACCTATCAGCTAAAACACCATCGAATCCTTGTAGAATATCTTTAAAAGCACGTTCAGCTTCCGTCTTTGGAAGTTTAGGAAATATTTTTCTAAGACCTGAATTTAAAGAATTGACAATAGCTTTACTTGTTCCTAAAGCAGCATACTTTGGATTGATGCGTGACAGAATAATAATTGGTTCAGTTAAAGCAGTGATACCAACAAGAGGTAGCGTTGCTATATACTGATGAGTTAGTATCCAGCGTTGTATTCTTTTAAAAGAAGGATTATTTAAACTTTTATATGCCCCCTGAGTAGCTTTATAAATATTTTCTATATGTCTCTTCTCTTCAGGATAAATATTATTTTTTAATTTAGGAATTTCTTCATTAAGAATATTGGCTAGCTTTTGACTTTCAATTCTTTTGTTTAGATCAGTAACATATCTGTACATAAGACCTTCAACATTCTCTTCCGTAAGCCCAGCATTGCTCAACTCATCAATCATTTCAGGAGATAGCTTTCTTTTTTGTTCCGCAGCTATGGTAGCAGCACTACTCTTTTTATTTTTTACACCTTCTAAATCAAGAGTAATATCGTCTTCTATAAAGATACCTTCATTACCTGCAATGTTGTCATTAATATCCGCTGCCTGTTGTGGATTTAAACCAAACTTTTCTTTTAGTATCTTTGCTCTCTTTTTATTAGCAAAGTAACCCTGCTTATGTACAGCAGGTACGTAGTTATTTAAGAATGACAAAGGTACACCAGCTTCTACCGCTTTAGCAAATAAACCTGTAGCTTGTGGTTTAGAAATAACTAAGCCTTTTAATTCTTTTACTTTTTCTTTTGAAACTATATCATTTAAAATTGAATTTCTTTCTGAAGGAGACTGTTGTAAACGCTGAATATATTCTAAACGTGCTGGCTCTAAAGTATTTTCAATCTGTAATAAAGTATCTTTAGATATATCACCATCTTTATATGCTTTAAGAACAGACTCAATAGGACTATTTTTTTTAATAGAATTAGTAATATCTTTTTCTTTTAAACGAACAGATTTTTTAGGTAAGCCAGTTTCATTATCAATCTCCACAGTGCCTAATAAATTACGAAGAGAAGAAGCTACATTATTAACATTATTATCTTGATCAGATTTACCAGTTCTCATTACATCAATAATGCGTTTGCTTACAGTAGGAGAAATATCCTTCTGAACAAGAGGTAATTTAATACTCCGCTTTAGTGGAGTGATTGCATCTTGAAATTGCTGTAAATCTTTACCGGTTTCAGAAGATAGGTTTTCATAAAATCCTGTTAAAGAGTTGACAACACGCGCACCTCCTCCATCCCCTCTTGTAGCTAAGTCTCTAAGAGGAGCTAATGGATTTTGAAAAATACCACGAATAGTTCTGCTAGTACTCATAGGAGTAGGATCGGTAAATGTTCCTGAAAACTTTTCAGTATAAGCTATATCTGTTCCTAGATCATCCACACCCTTAGACAGATTTACTAAATCTTCTTCAAGTTCAGCCGCTCTAATTGCTCTGTCTCTCGCCATACTTTTAGCAATAGGAGTTGTAACTGATCCTATTGTTTTACCGCCCATAAAACCTAACGCGGCACTATCAATTAACCCTGCCCTATATTGAGGGTCCTGATAAGGAAACATATCAGTTCCTGTAGCCATGTTTACAGCAGCTTCTTGTGTAACTTCTTGAGCAGCCTCAGTTATAGCTTCTGCAAAGCCTGCTTTTGTTCCGCCAACTGTAACATTCTTTGCAAATCTTAGAGCAGCATCTACTCCTTTTTTAGCAGCAGATTTTCCGGTTGTCAGGGCTATCTCATCAGTAACAGCTTTCTTTCCAAACTGTTTTACAAGCTGGCTGATAACTACGCCAGCACCTAGTCTATCTAGAAGACCTGATACAACACTACCACCAATCGCTACATTTAAAGCATCCTCTTCAGAAGCACCTCTGTTTATTGCTTCATTATAAATAGGGGCTAATACTAAAGCAGCACCAGTAGTGAAAGGTAATATAAGACCAGCAGCCGCCCCTACTGTTGAACCTGCTACAGCACCAACAGGTATAGCAGCCAAACCTGCTGCTATTGGTAATCCAGTAGAACCTAGAGCATCTGCTGACATATCTTTTGCTAGTAGTGATCCTCTTTCGAGTGCAGCACTTAATCCTTTCTCTTTGTAAATTTGAGATATTTCATCCATACCTTGAGTTAAGGAAGAAGTTCTTGTTGGCTGACCATACTCTTGTAAGTCTTTTATCTGTTGCTCTATATTTGATGCACCCCATTCTTTTAAAATAGGTATATCTAATTTATCACCTAGTAACATTACACTTTCAGCAATATTTTTTTGAGCATTATTAAAAGAAACACCTACTCTATTTAGATAGTCATCTGGATCAGATGGTTCTGAAACCATTTCTGTTGGTAAAGGTAAGTCTTTAAAAAGGTAGCCGCTACCTTCAGAAAAAGTAGTACCATCTTCTTTCAAAGGAGTACGTTCTATTCCTTCAAAAAAAGTCTTCTGTTGGGCAGGAGTATTACTACCTATGCCTAGAATATTTTCTAGAGTGTCAGCCAAAGCAGTTTCCTATTTTTTAAATGTTTCTATATATGTTTTATAGGTTTGTTTATATGCGTTACTAGCAGCTATATCTGGAGAAAGCCCCTGAACCATTGTATTCTGAAAGTATACATTTGCAAAAATATTTTGTAATGTTCTATTATTGTATAAATCCCCAGCTTCACCCATCCCAAACTTTCCTAATAGTCCGGTTAAGCCAGAGTCTTCATTGAGGTGTTTTTTTGTTATGTCTTGTAGCATTTTCCTACCCAGTTTTTGCCCATCTTCAGACGTAGCTAGCTTTGTAGCGTCAGCATATCGATTTGCTTTTGCCGTCTCTCCTTTACTCTTAGCAGCAATTTCAGCTGCTTTTAGACTAGCTTCTATTTCATCTTCTTTAATTTTCAGTGTTTTGTCTTTATAAACTCTATCAGCTTCAGCCGCAGTTAGACCGATCTTATCTTGTAGATCACGACGATCTAGAGAAGCAAGTTGTGTAGACAGGGCACGTTGCTTATCATTAAGTTTACCAAGATTCTTAATCAGACCAGATTGTGTGGCACCTTTACCTATAGCTTCAAGGAAAGTTTGTCCGCCGGGTTGTGATAGAATTGAAAAGCCCAGATTAGCAACTTCCATCCAACGATCTGAGCTAAGTCCACCTGTCTGTTTTTCAAGTTCTTTTCTTTCAGTAGCAGTAGCTTTTTCAAGTTGTTTATAAAGATCAACTGTTGTGTTCCGTATGTCTTGTGCCATAGGAACAGCACTAGGATTTAGGTTTTCTACTACTGCTACCTTGTTATTTATACTTTCACTAGGAGCAGAGCTTTCTGATCTTCCAGCAGAACTACCCACACCTTCGTCACCTACTAAAGTAGGGTCTTCGTTAGATAGTGGATCATTCATTAGTGGTGCAGCAATTTCTGGAATAAAAGTAGGGTCTTCGTTAGATCGTGGATCATTCACTGGTGGTTGTGGAAGAGGCACGCTTACAGATTGCCTACCATCATTATAGTTTCTTGATGGTAAAGAAGAACTGCTTTCTTGTTTATCATTCACTAGTGGTGGTGGAAGACGCACGCTTACAGATGGCCTACCATCATTATAGTTTATTGGTGGTAAAGAAGAACTGCTTTCTTGTGTATCTGGTAGTCTTACAGGAAAATCAGAAGCTAAAAGATTTTTAGCCATAAGGTTACGCCTTTCAGCTTCTTTGGCTTGCCGCTCCTGCTCACTTTCATATTCAGTTTGACCTAGTGATCTTAAAGCCCTTGTGAGATCAAAAGGAGTATTTCCCTCACTTGCATTACGCGACTCTTCCTCTGCTCTAAGTTGATTAGTCAAAGCTACACGTTTCGAAGAACCATACGGTGCAATTCTTCGGTTTGCATTAGCTTGCAAAGAGGAATCTTGTGGAAGAGCTATACCAGTTCCTTTTCCTCTATTAATAATACCTTTAATATTATTTAAAATTCTTTCCCATCCAACAGGTTCAGGTAGATACTCGTTTTCAAGAGCATATTGGTCTTGCATAGCCCTCCTGCGTTCTTGTGGATTCAAACGATCCATCGGTGGACCACCATTAGCCAAACTAATAAGACCACCCTTATTAAAACCAGAAAAGGCTTTACTTAAACCAGCAGCAGCTAAACCAGCACCTGTGGCTTGTTGAAGAAAGGAAGGAGCAGGTGTAGTAGTTTGGGTAGTAGATGTAGTTGAAGCAGGAATAGGTGCTGCAAATCCACGAATAATTGAACTATAATCTTGCAGTGTACGTTCAGGAAAAGTACGAGCAATTTCATATTCCTGTTGTGCAATATTAAGTGCTTGTTGTTGCTGTGCCTGTTGTTGTGCACCTACTGCTTCCAGACCTTGAAGTTCTCTCATCGTCTGACCCGGAGCAGCTACACCTAGTGCACTAAACTGTGCACCAGCACCAAGCTCACGTTGACGTTGTTCAGCCATACGACGCTGTGCATCTTCATACGCAGCAGCCAAACCCCTTGCCTGTATGTCACCTAACTGCTGTTGCAGATTACGCTGTTGTTCAGCTTGTAGAATAGCTTCTCTACTACCACCAAAACCACCTGCACCTACAGACTGTGCAGCAAGCTGTTGTTCTGCTACGTCAGCTTGACGCTGTGCCTCTCGTGTTTGAATGTCAATTACATTTTGAATATAAGGTGACATGTACTGTTGTACTTCTTCAGTACGAGTGGGAGCAATAGCAGAAGCAGCAGTTAGTCGAGCAGCAGGATCAAAGTATTGCTCACCCGCTCCGACTAAACCTTTAACACCAGAAAAAGCCTGTTGCTGTTCCGGTGTAAATTCAGCAATGCGTGGACCTTCAAATGGAACATAACCTTCTTCCATTCGTCGTTCTTTAACTGCCTGACTTTCCTCCAGAATATCCGTAATAAACGGTTTTAGTTCAGCAGGAATAGTAGCCTGTTGGACTTGAGTTTGTACCGCTGGTGGTGGTGGTGGTGGTGATCCGCCCATATTTAAAGTTCCTTCTTTATTGTCGTATGATACTTCTTAAAATTATATTTCTCTGTAAACTTTACCCAACCTTCTCGTACATATCCTTCTACATACTTGGCATTATTTTCTTTTGCCCATTGCATCAAAGGTGAGTTATCATTCATAGTGTATTCAAACCATTCCTTTATTGTGTGTGGTTCAGTACCAACTAAAGGTATAGACATAATTCTAAATTGTGGATAGTCAACAAACTGTGTGGTACATGCTCCAATAATACCTACATCTTTTTTAATCAAGATCCATAACTGCTGTTGCCCATTAATTAAATAAGAGTATATATCATTTAATGAGTTTTCACCAGATGTTCTGTCTAGTGGCTTTTCTAAATATTTGACAACATACGGAAAGATTATATGTATGCCAATAGGTTCAATTCTAATTAGTTCCATCTTAAACTAAAGCTGATAAGCCTCGTTCTGTGTTGTAAGGTTTTTGTTGTTTAGTTGTACCAAAACTTTCTTTACGCACACTCTTAACAAAGTTATCCAGTTTACTTGCACCTGCATTAGAAGAACCATTACCCATCATAGAGACAACATCAGCAGGTAGAACATACTCATCTACACTTAGCAATGCACCTGATGGATCAGACTTGGAACGTGCATCAACTTTAAAGGCTACATTATCTGACTGTCCATCACCACCACCATCTACCTGTCCTTGAAAGTAATGACCTATGTTTCCACCTTTAGCTCTTGCTGTAAAACCTAAAGCTGCTATTCTATTAGCAACTTCTCCTACTCTATTTGAAGGAACTTTACTGTCCTTTTTATAACTATATTCTTCATCAACATTTCTCATCAACTCTTTATACTTAACTGGATCGTTGTCCTTTGTTATCTTTCGTGGGGCGGCATGTATTTGTTTAGCCCATTTAGAATCTACAGCATGGATAGCCGCAGAGCCAAAGTCACCTTCTTTAGCTGCTTTTATCATTTTTGTAAACTTGCCAACTCCCTCTTTACCCAGTTGATATACCATTTCAGCAAAAGGTTTAACTTTGTCATCAGGTAATTTTGTTAATTCTTTAGCTTCCTCTATTGACTTATTCCATCGCTCTAAAGCAATCTTATCTATTACGTCCCTAGGAAGTTCACTACCTACATCAAACTCCTGTCCTTTAAACAACTTTTTAAAAGTTTCGTCTGCACGAACACCCGGTCCAAATGTAAGTTTACCTTCAGAATCTTTATATGCTTTATAACTATTAGTTCTGGGATTAAAGTGAGTTTCATCTTTATCTGTATAGAGGTAATCACTAAATTCCAATGGTTTAACTATATCATTAAAATATCTCTGATTAGAATCTGATTGCTCTTCAGGTGGGCGTGTATACTCTGATTGCTCTACTTGTTTACTATCAGTAG